ATCATAGTATGATTCACCGATACTTGAGGCATAATATGCGTCAGCATACTCCTCAGCAATAAGCCTTGCTGTCTTCATTACCTCGGTCTTCTCTCTTGAGGTGATATCTAATTTATCAAGCACTGGTAATAGCTTTTCATCGAACAGGCTTTTCTTGAACCTTATCAGTTTTTGATTCTTCTTCATCTGTCTATCTCTATCAGTATTCCGTTATTGTAGAACATCAGGTCTCCGTGTTCAAACATTTCAGAGCCTCGCAAGTAAAGCATTGTCATCGCAAACTCAAATGCATGATCGTAACTCTCTGCTTTTAGTACAATCTTATTGCCAAGACATTTGAATGTCTCAGCGTCAGGGTGTTCTGCCGCAACCCTGACTATTACTTTAACCTTTCCTTTCATCTCTATTTTTATGTAAGTAATTGAATATTATAGCCAACAACTGAACTATTACTATCTGAATAATTAAATAAAATTGAATGTCATTCATTTAAAAGCCTGTAAACTGTTTTATCATAATACATCTTACCTCTTGATGTTTTGTAACCTGCCTCATTTAACCTGTGAGCAATAGTACAATATCCAATACCTTGCCTACGCAACTCTTGAGCAAACGGTCTTGCAACATTCTTATTTCTATTGTTACGTGCTTTTTCCTTCCATGCTTTGTTGGCAGGAGTGGTATTAGGATTCTCACACCCACCAAGCTTGGTGATCCTGTTTCCGGCTTTGGACACGTAAAACCCATCACGCTCAATTATCTTCTTGATAGACTGAGCAGCGGCCTTGTTACGTTCTGATATGATGTCAGCCTCATGTTCTGCTACCGCTGCAAAGAGATGTATGGTTAGTTTGTTGGCGTGTGGCATATCGCAACACACAAAGTCAACACCCGATTGATACAGGCTTGATACAAAATGTAAGTTACGAGATAGTCGGTCTATCTTGGCTATCACAAGAGTGGCTCCCTCATCCTGGCATCTTTGTATTGCCCGTTGTAGTATGGGGCGTTTGCCTTTGCTTGTACCTGACTCTACCTCAGTGAACTCCTCAAGGATGACATCGTTCCTGACATGACCTTGAACCATTCTCTTCTGAGCATCAAGACCAAGACCAGAATCACCCTGCTTGCGTGTTGATACCCTGTAGTATGCTATGTATTTCTTCATTTTAGTTTTCATTTTCGTAAAACTCATTCATCTCATATATAAAATTCTCAAGAGTAAGAATGTTGTTGTAGGAAAGAGATATGTATTTATAGTCAGACACATCAATCTCAATAACATCCTCTTCACTTATAGTGCAATTTATACCATCAAGTTCAGCGTCAACTATTTGAAAACTACCAACACCCTCTTCACTTATAGTTAGTTTATCTGAATCGGGGAAAAGAACCTTATCTATTTCTATTTCGTTTTTCATAGTTCCATGTTTTTCATTATGTGAGTAATTACATCTATAGTCCATCCATTACCAAGCATCTTGTAACGCTGAGAATTACTTACCAACTGCTTACCGTTCTCGTCCAAAACAAGTGTGTGAAAATCAGGAACGGTTTGAAGCCTCTCGCATTCCAAGGGAGTTAACTTTCTCCATACAAGTTTTTTGTCCTCGTAAGCATTAGGGTAACGCCCAGGCTCATTCTCGCTAAGTACATTGTCCTTCTCTACGGTTGTCAATGTTCCTGTCTTATCAGAATTATGTTTCACTTGTAAACACTGAGTAATTGGAACATCCTTATTGTAGTCCTCTCTTACTCCACGTTCATTGAGTCTTCTCCCAACAATTGTAGCTGGTCTTACTACAACGCTATCCTTTTGAACTGTGGTTATTGAGTTGGTCTTGTCATCTTTCCTGACCTCAAGACGCTGTTCTGTTTTACCATCTTCGTTGTACCTGCCTCTTACAGCACCTCCCTTTACAGCTTCTACAACCCCCATATCATGACTTGCTGCGGTAAGACAGTTGGACTTGTCTTTCATTGAACGATCTCTACGTGTCTTTGACTGTGGGAATGTAAGGTCAAGACCCTCACCATGACCTGCTTCAGCGTAGCCTTTCTTAGTTGCCTCTGGGTGGCGGAGTTTGTCTCCTACTTGCTTAATGGCATCAGTCTTTTTCTTCACGCTTGTAAGGTACTCAGAACTACTACCGCCTCTTCCAATTGCCTCTGTCAAACAGTTTGCCTTGTCGGGATTTACGTTATTGATTTTTTCAATCTTCTTCTGTTGATTCTCATTAAGTTCAACGATGTCATCCACCTGCTCTAAAGCAATCATAGTTCTTTGCCTTCTTTCTATTGAGTTCCACCAAACAGCTCCTGAGTATCTTGCCGTTACACAATGAGACTTACCTTGATTAACCATTCTGTCATCTACGTAGCCACTCTCAATAATATCCTTCAGTACAATGCCCTTGTCCTCTGGTTGGTCTACATTTGGAATGTTCGTCCAGTACAGCCGCTTACGTGTCTGAGCGGAAACTAACGCTGAATTTATATTGATACAGTCCCATTCCACTATTTCCCCTGTTTTTTTGTTTTTGAATTTCATGATTTCTTTTTTGTTATGTTTTTGTATACTTTAATTATGTAGTTAATGAAGTCCTCATAGCTTGACTTGTTTTTCAAGAAGTTGCATTTAGAGCAACATGGCAAGCAATTGTCAGTAGTATACCCTAAAGAAGAGTCCATCCTGTCGATTCCATTGCCCCTGCTTTTAAGGTCATAGTCAGTAGAGTACCCGCCACAATAATGACAAGGTTCAGATGTTATTGATTTAAACTCATTTGGAGATAGATTAAAATCAATATTTCTTCTCTTTGCGTTGTTCCTATATTCAGGGTATCTTTTAGACCCATGTTTATAGTTGGCGTTGTTAGCACCAGACATTTTTTTATTAGCGCAACTACTGCAAAATGTTTTACCGCTTTTATTGTATTCGCTATTACGTCTTCCAATAACCGAAGACAGCGATGTTTCTTTTACAGCCCCACAGGAGTCGCACTTATAATTTATTTTAATGTTACTTGTCTTGTGTACGTGTAGGATATCTACTAATATCTTAGACCCCTTTTTTACACGCAAACGCCCTCTATTATCTATTGAGTATGGTAGTGTATATCCGAGAGATTCGTAATATGGTTTATTACTACCAGATACAGTGACGTAAACTTCTTTATCTATTATCATCTATTTTAATTAACTCGTTCCTGTAAATATAAACAATTAATCAACCCTCTCCCAATCATTACCGTTGGTAGTGATAAATAGCGTTTCTGTAATGACATCCTGAGACTCTTTCTTCATCTTGACATTCTCAAGCAGGAAGTACTTGGGTTTCAAATCCTTAACGAGCCTGACATACTCAAAGAACAGTCTACTGCGTGGATCATCAAAGTTCAGCATCTTACCTGCAAAACTAAAGCCCTGACAAGGACTCCCACCTATTATAATATCTATCTTGTGATTACCAAAAGTCTCCTTTGTAACGAACTGAACATCTCCTAACTGTATGGTGTCAGGAAAGTTATGTTGAGTTACCTGCATTGCGTACTTGTCAATCTCACAAGCAAAGTACTTGTTGACCTTTACACCTAATTTGTCAAGAGCAATCTGCCCACAACTCATTCCATCAAATAGTGATAATACGTTTATTCCTTCTTTCATGTTGTTTTATTTAAAATGGTAGTGAATATTCTTTGTTTACATTGTAGTCAACTCCGTTCAGTTTGAACTGAGTCAACGTATTGAAGTTCAAGGTACGATATTCTTTCTTTCTTAAATCGTATACAGGAAGATAACCGCGCTCCAGGGTATTGTACCTTGCCCCATTGCCGTTGATTGCTTTCTTGACAACCTTCTTGCAGGTCATCTTTCTTATGGATCCATCTTTCTTAATGAACCTGACACTAAAGAACCTACCATTGTTAAACGATAGAATCTTACCCATTGCCTCTGTTGGTGTTACTGTTTTTTTTCATGCTTTTTGTTTTGGTTATTAATTAATCTCTAAATCCGTCAACGTAAACCTTACCAAGTGTAAGCTCCTGGACAAGCCCACCGTTGTAATCCATGATTTCATTGAACGACTTACCTTCACCTTTGGATTGTCTCCAATTAGTATTGTATTCCTTTCTGAGTTTACTAAGTACATCTTTTTCAGATGTGCCAAGTACTTCTATTGAGTAGCTTCCCAAGCCATCAAGTTGCGCCATCCATATCTTATCGCTCATCACTATCATCCTTTTTTAAGTTATCAATAAAGTCAAGCACCTTGAGTGCGACCATGTAAAGAGTAAGTGTTATCATCTCTTTCATATTGCTTTTGTTTTTGTCTTTTTCATTTTTGTTTATTGATTTTGTGAAGACCAAGTCTTCGGTTAAGTTCTCTTGTTTCTTTGGTATTGAGATGTTCAGGACAGCACACCCATACATCCACTCTTCCATATACCTCCTTTGGGTATGATTCTTTGATGTGCTTGCTGATGTCTTTAAGTGCTGTGTTTCTTACATTGCGCATGTCCGTAAAATTATATTGTTCCTGACTCTAAATTGTCACCTATACGACATAACCCAAAAGGTTCTGCACATAGACCATACTCAAACGTATAGCCTATGGCGTTAACCTCACTGAGAAACTGTTCGCATTGGTAGTAGGTAAGACCATCTCCAGCTTCAATCTCTACCCACTTAGATACCACCCCTTTAAGTTGGGGCGGCATCTCATCGTAGTATTCAAATAAATCTCTCATGCGTAAACCAATTTTCGTTTATCACTCTCGTATCTGTCGATGATGTTAAAGGCAGTAAGGTTCTTCTTGTACCCTCCACCGAACATCAGGTGGTGTTCATCTGACTTCTCCATGTGGTTGGTGTAGTATGTCACCGCATTGAACAGACCCCATAGAGTACCACCTTTCTGTGATGTCTCACGCTCCAGGGCTTGCTCAAAGTCCTTTATCTGATTCTTCTTACGAGTACTTATATCAGACTCCTTGGTGTTCATGTCAACCTTGAAGACATTGTGCATAACACGTTCAAGTATTGTTCTGTCAATGTTCACATCAGTAAACCTTTTGAACCTATCCATCAAATCAGCATCTTCATCCATTGCCTTGCGGAACTCAGCAACAGCCATCGCCAAGCGGTCACTTGCAGTCATTGTATGTCTGAACTTACTGAGGTCTTTCATAGCCTTATGAAAAGTATTACTACAACTGATAACAGTATTACTGCTACCGAATCCAATGGAAGATGTACCATCATGTGAGTTGAGGCAAGTGATGTGTCTCTTGAGCGTGTCAGGACCAACGTATTCATCCTTTAGTGAGAGCTGATAGAATATCTTCTTGCCATCTCTAAGATCACCACCCCTGAGTTGACCACCGAACAGTTCTTGAATACCTACGATGGTATCAGCTAACTCAAAGTTCTGCATTGGTATATACTGATTACCAACGCTACCAAGCCATCCATCGTTATCAGACCTGAACAGTCCGAATGTTTTGGTTGGTAGTTCAATAATGCCATCATCAGTTATCTTGGTAGCTGTCAATGGTTCCTTGCGAACAGTCCAATTGGTTTCCGTGTCGCACAATAGGTCGAATACTCTTTCTTCTTTTGTCATGCTTTCTATTTGTTTTTAGTTGTTATTGTTTTTGATTACGTTCCTGACTACTATTAAACCCATCAATTCCAGGGTAGTCATCATCAAACCTTACCCCAATGATTTTGTGACCCCACTTCTGCTCCATTGCATTACACCAATTGTCATAATGCCGTTCATCTTTGAAGTCTATTCGGTAAATCCTATAGGATCCCCTTGCCGTCTTGACATCTACGCTTGCTTTTCTCATGACTCAAATACTATTTTAGGTTCAACATTATCTCCAGCACAATCGTAGAGTTTGGTTATAATTTCAATCTTCGTTCTTGCTTTTATGAACTCGTTGCAGAAGTCAGCAGAGTAACCTATGACCACACCTTTACTATCTACCCATACATCATCAACGAAACTGAACACTTGACCCTCGCCACCATCTACTATCCATACATATGCACCATCAATTACATGGTGTATCTGTTCATCCTTAAACGCATCCCATAATTCTTCATGCTTGCAAAGATTCTCAACAGTAAGTCTGTATAGACACCCATGCACTACTGTTCTGGTCTGTTTGTGTAGCCAATCTATTGTATTGCAGACAATGTTCCTGACATATGGAACATCTTTGTATAGCAGATTTACAAAGTTATGTTCATATAGTGTATCAGCATCGCAATAGCTTCCATCATGCAATCCAAGTATATCATCAGCCACCTTCTGAACAACTGGCATGAGTTCGTTCCAATCGTTAATAGGTCGGTAACCTATCTTAAAGTAAGCGCATATCTTATCAGACTCATCGCATCTTTTTCTTAAATCAATTTGCTTTTTCATTGTTCCTAACTTATTATGTTAATACTATTTTAACTTCTACCCCATCAATGTCTGACTGACCCTCCACAAAGCCATTGACATCATCTATACTGAAAGTCCAAAACTCTTTGTAATCAGATATCTTACTAGATGAGTACCTACCTTGCAGTATAATTCTGCTCCTGTCATATGATACATTGTAGAAATCATCAAGGTCTATCATACCCTTTCTTACCATGTGCTGTATGTGATTATGCATCGCACTCATTGTGTTAACTGTTCCCATTGTTTATTGATTATTGATTAGTGTACAATTATTTTAACATCCTTTTTACCCTTGCCAAGTAGACCACTACATAGTCCACACGTAGCGCAGTTACTTTTATATCCGCCCTCCTTAGAAGCTGGGCATCCGACTCCGAATGATTCCCTCATCTTGCTTACAGACAATGCTTGGAATGATCGCCAACCATTAACGCTGTCTGTTTCGTGTCTACTTGCCATGAAGTAGTCTTTGAAAGGTTGCGACCAATCCTTTTCCCATTGG